TCAGTCCTCCTACCAGGACATTAAATGCGCTTCAAAAGCCAACTGTGCCTCAGTACTCCAGCCCCACGCTCGCTCGAACGACAACCGCGTCTCGAGTGAGATCGGGAACCGGTAAGGCTCCATGACGATGGTATCATATCTTCGAGCCATGTACTCTTCGACCATCTTTCGGGTCGGTTTGGCACCAGCACGGCGGTAGTAAGCTAAAGCGAGCTCTTGCAGAACAGGAACACCCGTGTTACAAGAATACTCACCAACAGCAACAGCTGCTAGCCACTTAGAGCCGGCCTTGTTTGCTTCAGCCACGGCGATTCGCGACAGTACTCGGTCAGGATTCCTGACCATACGGTATGAGCCGTTGATCAGGACAGGACGGCATTGGCAAAACTCGACTTCTTCTAAAACAGTAGTTGAACTGAGCTTAACACTCATACCACACTGCCTGAACACGTCGACTTCTGGATGATTGGAATTATCCATTGCCAAAACACCATCATCACCTTTAATTTGCAAATCATAATCGACTTTGCGTGCACTATATTCGGTAATACTAGCGTTAATAACGCAATTACCGCAAGTGGTGTTCCAATCTCCTGAACACCTAGTGCCATCTATTGAATAGGTGATACCGTTGGCGGTTCGACCCTCATTATGCTCTTGTTTTGAAAGCAATTGCTTCAACTCAGGGTCATTATTGAACCGGTAGTAAAAAGGGTGCTCAATCAGCCTAAAATGTTCTATACGCTGATGAGCATCATACCGCTCATAATCAAAGAGATCAAACCTAGTGACCTCCCATTTTTGCATTTGAGCGATTCGCGCGCCTTGTTGCCAAGAATTGAGGTGAGCTGGAAAAATCAAACGATCTTCGGCGTCACATCTCAAAACATAATAATAGATTGGCATCAAATATTGTGCCAATCGAGCGCAGTACTCGTCGGAGCGATGTTGTATTAAACGCGGCGCCTTCATGATAGCTGCATTATCAGCATCATCATCATGGTCGTCATGCTTCTCGAACTTAATAAAAGCCCGAACTCGCCAATCCCACCTCCCAAGATCTCTCCATTCAAGATTTGAGAAGGCTCGCATCAACCGCTTTCGACGTGATTGAGATGACCGGGCGACCACCCACTGTGGCTCGGCCCTATCTATCCTGGTGTAGATTGATGTCCACTTGCGCTGCCAATTGGCTGCGACGTGCTTCAAAACCACGGGGTCTGGATCAACTGTCTTCATTGCGTGCCTATCAACAAGAGCAATAAACTCATTCTTGACACAGCTCGCATAACAGCCCATATTTAAATCGGAATAAATAGGGGCA